ATCTGTATGCCGTTGTCCACCATGCTGACAGGCCCGGTGCCAGAGATGCTGGAGCTGATAGTAGTGGGCGTGACGATACTTGTGCCAATGCCTGTTAGTGATATGAACCGCGTGCCAACGACCGCGTACAGCACGCCTTTCACAACCCACATGCCGCGAACGCTGCCGGTGCCGCCTAGCGGAAAAATGCCTGAGATTCCCGGCACCCGCTGAAAGTACGCCGCCGTCTTGCCGCCGTCCGGGGTGGACTCTGGATACATGTTGATCAGCCGGTTGTCCGCAGCGTTGATGCTGCGAGCAACATAAGCGGCGCCGAGGATGGGCGATTTCATTAGAAATTGCCAGCGTAGATATTGTATCGCTGGCGCGTCCCAACGATGCTGTACGGGATCGACATCAGATCGTCAGGATTGTTGATGCGCTTCAGATTGCGCTTGGACGTCATCGCAATCCGCTGCACTTGCCGCGACGGCTCGACGCCGTACTCAGGGGCAATCTCGCATGCTAGGTTGTACCGAAAGCAGCGGAAGTAGCCTGGCGGGAACAGAATCGGGGTGCTGAGCGCGGCAGGTTGCGTCAGCTCTTGCACCGACACAATGTGAAACTCCAGCACCCGCGTGGGCACTGGATAGATGTACATCTCGACGTTGGGGAACGTCATGTTGGTCCACATGACCTGCGGATAGGTGCTGCTCACCGTCTTTAACGCAATCCCGTTGTACTGCTGCTGGTTAATGAGTTTCAAGCCGTACGAGACGCCGGTGGTCGGGTCTTTGAAGTAGGTCGAGTCGTCAATCATAATTGGGCGGTTGCCCACAAAGTCGCCTGTCGGCCCGAGCGTGCGGCTGATCGCCGTGGCGGGCCAGCTAAAGACCTGATCCTGCGTCGAGAACACCGCGAGCCGCTCGGTGTTCCATGACTCGATCATCTCGTTCATGGCAATCAGCGCGTCTTCTGACATGGCTGCCGAAGGTGTTTCGGCCTCCGCCAGCACGCCCAGCAGCCGCAACGCACCGTTGATCAGGTCGCCTGCTGTAGCCTCGTTACCGCTAAGCGTGAGTACAGTCATGTTAGTACGTTACCTCAGTGGTTTCTAGTTTGCACACCCACCGAATAGTGGTTCCAGCTTGGCCCGTTACGGTAACTGCGAGGCCGCCGTTTGTCGTGTCGGCAGTCAACGCCACCGCCCAAGTAGACGCACCAGCATCCCCATACGGACTGCTCACCGTCGAGCCTGTCAGGGTCGTAGCCGCAGCGTTGGCGCCGCGTTTGATCTGCCCATCAAACGTCCATGATTTTGTATTGCCTGCTCCGGTTACGTTGGCAATTACGGAGCCTTTAAAATAATAGGCGCTATTGTTTGGCAGAATGAGCTGGTTGGTCGTGCTTGCGGCGGATGTATTGCTGCGGATAACAGTTGGCGTCGCGTCAGTTGTCTCGGCACCAAGCACCAGCAAACCAGCTTGCGAAAGCCCGCCTGGAACCGGCAGAATAGGGCCGTTACAGGCTGGAAAGGCATGGTAGCCAATTACGCCTCGGGTTGACCCGTAAGCGCCGCCTGAAACCGTTGAAAAAGCGCTGTTTGCAATATGCTCTCGGCCACCCCCAATCGCAGAATAGTCGCCGCTGGCCACATTCAACCGACCGCCGGCGATAGTTGAGTGCGTCGCGCTGGCGGTGTTGTCAGCGCCACCGGCTACTGTCGAATAAAAACTGCTTGCAATATTGCCGCCGCCGCCACCAACTGTCGCGCCAGTCTGTGTCGCTTGGCACTGACTCCCACCAGCAACTGTGCTGTTTGTCCCAGACGAAATATTTGCGTATCCACCACCGATTACAGCAAGCGATCCACTTGCCACCTGTGTAGCACCAGTGCGAATGGTCTGCCAGTCAACGGCATACGTTCCGCGCTTGTTCCCTCCAGTTGTTGTCCCGTCTGGAACCTGTGCGAGTTTCGCCCCTGTCCCTTTCGGAACAAGTGCAATGTCGCCCGTTGCAGTCGTGACAGCAGACGTAAGACTTGCGACGTTTACCGTGGCATTAGGCGAGGCGCTACTGATCGCACCCGTCACCGGCAGACTGTCAGTGCTTACTGACTTGTCAGCAGGGTAAGTACAGAACACATCCTTAACGCCAGACCCAAACCCTACAAGACTTCCGTTGTTGCTGCTTGCAAGAACGGTATCTCGAGTGAGCGATCCGGCCCCGACCGTACCGATGCCAACTTCCCAATCAGTAGTCGATTGAATGCAGTAATAGGTCGTGTTTCCAATCCCGATAGACGAGAAACCTTGATACCCCTGCACAGCACCCAGCAGGGTAATCGCTCCCGTTCCTTGGGTGGTCGTAGTCTCTTTGACGCGATCTTTCAGTACGAGCGCCATTATCGACTCACTCGCATTGTCAACGGTGATGCACTGAACTCAGCATCGTCGTCAGACTTCGTTAGACTGTTAATGCCACGCTGATACAACGTCGCCCAGGTCTGCAATCGAGCGTCGTTCATAAGATACGGCTCGGCCTCACCCAGAGATGCGTATAGCAGGCAGTCCATCGAGTTCGCTGTCCACACGTTCGTCGTCTGCGTGCTCGAGAGGAAGGGTGGCGAAGCGTAGTAAAGCATATACAGCGTATACGCAGTGTCAGGGTAGGGTGCGAACTTGAACTCGTCTGCCAGGATCGTGTAGCGAGTTGGCTTGCCAGAGTACGTAGACTGAGCGTTGCTCGTGAACAATGACGGAGTGAGGTAGATCACCGGCTGGAGCGGGTCTCCGTCGATGTACAAGTCACGCATCTGAAGGAAGTCTGACGGTAGCTGCACCGTCGCATCACCGCTCGTGGTCAAGGTGGTGACGTTCTTCAGCATCTGACGGATGCGAAGCTCTCGACGTAAGCGAATCTCTGCCAGCCGAATGAAATCAGGGATCTGGCTACTTAGATCGCTTCTTGCGAGATAGTTTGCGATTGCGGTTTGCAGATCGCTGTAGGTCGTTAGGGCCATGCTTTACGTCGTCCCATCCGAATGTCTTGACTCCGATATGCCCGATGTGCATCGACAATTCGTGGTCTACCCAGACGGGAATGTCGTTTTCCATGCACCGAACACAGAAAGTAACGTCTTCCCCAATTACGTTCCCATGATCCGTCCAGATGATGTCAAACCAAGGACGGGGAACCTTCTCAAACACTTCTCTACTGACAAGCGTACACGCAAAACCGACCGCTGTCACCTGCTCAATTCCCTGCTTACCCCGTGACTCTACTTTGTGCCACACCTGATACGGTTCGCCTTCAGGCTTGCCATTCAGCATCTCCCGCTCAATCTTGAGATTCAGCGCAGTCGGGAGAATCGGCTCTCTCCTGGTGGTGGCATTAGTCCCGATCATCGACACTTGTCTTGACTGTAGGATCTCCAGCGCGTTAGCAGGAAACCGTTGATCCGAGTCAATCCACAACGTCTGATCTGCACCCCACTCCAGAGCCTCGGATGCCAGCTTCTCCCTTTGCGTGAAGATCAGCGTCCCAGGCATCTGCAACAACTGGATGTCGTTTACTCCACGCTTGGCCTCGTAAGCGCACAGCCTAGCAAGGTCGAAACAGAATCCAGACATTACCTCGTCCCGGCATGGGACACAGATTGCAACTTTCAAATATGCCCCGGATGAGTTCTGAAAAATCGGTTGTCAGGATTGTTTAGGAAAGCCTTGAACGCAGTCTGATCTATTACGTGAAAGCCGCGCATGACCCCCTTTGCGTTCAGGTCATCAATCAGCGTTAACGGAAGTCGAGCAATGTGCGTGATTACATCGTCGAACTTCTTGGGCGCATCGTTGAATTGACGTTTGTTCGCCTCGATGATTTCAGAGACATCCTGCTTTGTCTCCAGAATCACACCGCCCTCAGTCGCGTGAGCAACGGTATAGCGTCCATCGTGAACAGAAAATAGTGTTGGCATAAAAGCGGGGAGAGGTTTCCCCCTCCCCTACCCGATTACAGCGCGGGGTTCAGGTCCGCAACGATAGCCGAAGCAGCTTCGTTCCGCATCTCGAGCGTGAACTCGGCAAGCAACTGCGTCTTTTCCGAGTCGCCGGTCTTTGCCAGATCATTCGTCTGGAACGGACGAAGATACGACAGAGCAGCATATTCGGGATCAAGGAGCAGCGCGTCACGAGTACGCATGAAGCGGTCAGGAACAACCGACAGAGTACCGAAGTCGCTCATGTAAACATCAGCAGCACCGATAATCGTCGTCGGCTGGTCACCAGGAGCCATGTAACGCTGGGCAGCGATACCGGCAAACGAGGAGACCTTCTGCTTCAGACCGGAACCAACAACCAGCATGGAAGGATTGCCACCCGAATCGAACGCCGCGGCAACTTCGTCCTTCAGAAGCTGCTCGGTGAAAGTACGAGTTGCACCGTCCGAACGGGTCGAAACGCCAATGGTCGTCGGGTCAGTACCGGAAGTACCTTTCGACGTATTGGTTTTCAGCCAGGACAGAATCGCGCCGAGTTTACGAGCAGACGATGACGAACCAGCATCGCGGCCTTGGTTGGCAGTGATGATGGTTTCCATGTCACGCTTAAGCTCAGAAGAAGCGCGGGCAAGCTGGTATGCGCGTTCCGAGCGCCGACCTGCCTTGTTAACTGCCTCGAGCGTGCCAGAAGTTTGTACAACTTTCTGAACAATCTGCGTGTAGTTACCAAGACGAACCGTCGGGCTGATCG